AATCCTACATTAGGGAATGTATTACAAGGGGTAACTTCTCCTAAAGAAGCTATAGCTGAAATTACTAAATCAGATGTTTCTTTAGATGATAAGATTAAATTACAACAATTAATCCATGAACAACAGAATAAAGAAATGGAGTCTATAACTTCCAGATGGGAGGCAGATTCTATGTCTGATTCTTGGATGTCTAAAAATGTACGTCCATTAGTTTTAATATGGTGTATTGTTGTATTTTCTTTTGCAGGTATTCTTGATAGTGTAGATTCTATAGGATTTCATATAAATGAAACATGGAATGACACTTTTGAGAAAGTTATGATGGCAGTAGTTTTAGCCTATTTCGGTGGACGAAGTGGTGAAAAAGCAGCTAGTATGTTCAAAAAGTAAAAATCACTAAAAATCAGTGATTATATTAGAGAACAATTAAATTAAATTAAATTAAATCAAAAATTATGAAAAAATTATTATTAAGTATTATATTATTAGTAGGCTTGACTTTTCAAGCACAAGAATTAAGTGACTTTGAAGGATTATGGGGAAGTGATAAAAGCACCTATTACATAGCTATTATGGAACATGAAGGAAAAGTGGAATTTGCAGATTTTTCTTTTTATCAAGGACACTCAATTGAAGAAAAAGTGTTAGAATTAGGTGATGATTATATTGTCACTAAAATAAACTACAAACCTAATGATTGGGAAGTAACTATTAAATATACTTTCGTAAATGAAGATACATTGTTATGTGAATATAGTGGATCTACTGATGTTAAAGTACATTACAACCGAATTAAATTAAATTAAATGGCAGAAAATAAAATAACAGAAGATCAATTGAATAAGATTCATGATTTTCAAAAAGAAATTAGAACTTTTTTAATAGAAGTAGGAGCAAAAGAAGCAGAAAAACACGCGCTACTACATAGGTTAGTAGGAGTGAATGAAAAACAAGAAGAACTTAAAAAAGAATTAGAAACAGAATATGGATCTATAAATATTAATTTAGAAGATGGATCCTATGAAGTTATAAAAGAAGATGAATAATGTAATAAGAAAAATCAGTATAGGAGCTGATTATAAAAATGAAGCTATGCATTATTCTGTAGGCCAACAGGTCTATGGAGGACATGAAATCTCTCATATATTACATGAAGAAACTGATAATTCATATAACATTTATATAAAGAAAAACAATGAAATATTGCCTTGGAAGAAATTTAATTCTAACATGGCAATATCCATTGAATTTGATTTAGAATATTAATGAAAAGTTTATATGATTTTATTGTAGAACCTATGGGTGAAAGGTATGCAAATACTTTAAAAGTAGGTGAAAAAAATTTAATATTAAATTCTAATATTGAAAGTTTTAAATTTGTAAATAGATTAGCTAAAGTAATTGAAATTCCTTTGGCTTTTAACACCTCTATTAAAAAAGGTGATATTATAGTTGTACATCAAAATATCTTTAGAAGATTTTATGATATGCAAGGAAGACAAAAAAATGGAAGAAGTTATTTTAAAAATAACAAGTATTTTGTTAGTCTTGATCAAATTTATTTATATAAAAATAAAGATAAATGGCGCGCTATCAATGATAGATGTTTTATAAAACCTATTAAAAATACTGATAAATTAAGTATTAAAAAAGAACAACCTTGTGTTGGAATATTAAAAATAGGAAATAATACATTAGAAGCACTTAATATTAACCCAGAAGACAAGATTGGGTTTAAACCCGGGTTTGAATGGGAGTTTATTATTGATAACGAACGTTTATATTGTATGAAATCAAATGATATTGTTATAAAATATGAGCACAAAGGAAACGAAGAAGAATATAATCCAAGCTGGACAAGTAGCGGTAAAAGAGTTAATTAAAGTAGCTAAAGAACCTATTATAGATTTTGGACCTGACATTTCCGCAGATAGATTAAAAAATGCTGCAGCTACTAAAAAACTAGCAATATTTGATGCTTTTGAGATTCTTAATAGAATTGAAGAAGAAAGAAATTTATTAGAAGATAAACCTAAAGTAGAAGAAAAAAAAGAAAAATCTTTTAAAGGTTTTGCAGAAGGGAGGTCTAAATAATGTACGAACAAACTTTATATAAAATTTTACCTAACTACGTTAAATCTAAGATTCTTAAAAGAAACAATAGGTATAAAAAATGGGAGTATGGTTATAATGAGGAACACGATTTTGTAGTAATTAGTAAATCAGGAATGATTGGTGAGGTTTATGAAATACAAGGTTTAAAAATAGCCTTACCTAAACCACCTACAGAAATACATAAATTTGAAGAAGATAGATGGATAAGAACTCCATTACCTAAAGTGCTTAAAAAAATTAAAAGTGTTTTTGAATGGGATAAGTATCCTGAAGATTTTAAAGAAAAATGGTATGACTTTATTGATGAAGAGTTTACTAAAAGAGAACAAGGATTTTGGTTTTATAACAAGGGTAAAAAAACTTATTTAACAGGCACACATTATATGTATTTACAATGGTCTAAGATTGATGTTGGACCACCAGATTTTAGAGAAGCAAATAGATTATTCTTTATATTTTGGGAAGCTTGCAAGGCAGATATCCGATGCTATGGAATGTGTTATCTTAAAAATCGTAGGTCTGGATTTTCTTTCATGGCATCAGGAGAAGCAGTAAATTTAGCTACAATTTCTAGTGATTCACGATATGGAATATTATCTAAAACTGGTCCGGATGCTAAGACTATGTTTACTGACAAGGTTGTTCCTATTTCAGTTAATTATCCTTTCTTTTTTAAACCGATTCAAGATGGTATGGATCGACCTAAAACAGAACTAGCTTATAGAGTACCAGCTTCTAAATTTACTAGAAGAAAGATTATAACAGGTGAAGTAGCTGCAGAATTACAAGGATTAGATACTACTATAGATTGGAAAAATACAGGTGATAATAGTTATGATGGTGAAAAATTAAAACTATTAGTACATGATGAATCAGGTAAATGGGAAAGACCTAACAATATATTAAATAATTGGAGAGTTACTAAAACATGTTTACGATTAGGAAGTAGAATTATTGGAAAATGTATGATGGGTAGTACTTCTAATGCTTTAGATAAAGGAGGAGGAAATTTTAAAAAATTATATGAAAGTTCAGATGTTACAAAACGAAACGCCAATGGACAGACTCGCTCAGGATTATATAGTTTGTTCATACCTATGGAATGGAACTACGAGGGATACATTAATGCTTATGGCTTACCTGTATTCGAGACCCCAAAGAAACCCGATCAAGATCCTCATGGACAAAAAATAAAAATTGGAGTATTAGATTATTGGAAAAATGAAGTAGATGGTTTAAGTGAAGATCAAGACGCGTTAAATGAATTTTATAGACAATTTCCTAGAACTACTAAACATGCTTTCAGAGATGAATCTAAAAATTCTTTATTTAACCTAACTAAAATATATCAACAAGTTGATTGGAATCAAGATATAAAACGTAGTGCGGTAATAAGTAAAGGATCTTTTCAATGGGCAGGTGGAATTAAAGATACAACTGTAGATTTTATACCTAATAAAAATGGAAGATTTTTAATTACATGGGTGCCTCCAAAAAGATTACAAAATAATATATTATTAAAAAGAGGGAGTAAATACCCAGGTAATGAAGAATTAGGAGCATTTGGTTGTGATAGTTATGATATATCAGGAACAGTAGATGGAAGAGGTTCTAATGGCGCATTACATGGTTTAACTAAGTTTAGTATGGAAGATATTCCTCCTAATCATTTCTTTTTAGAATATATAGCTAGACCTCAAACCGCAGAGATATTTTTTGAAGATGTATTAATGGCCTGTATATTTTATGGAATGCCAATACTAGCAGAAAATAATAAACCTAGATTATTATACTATTTTAAAAGAAGAGGATATAGAGGATTTTCAATGAATAGACCAGATAAAATATATAATAAACTTTCTATTACTGAAAAAGAAATAGGAGGAATACCTAATTCTAGTGAAGATGTTAAACAAGCTCACGCGGCTGCTATAGAATCTTATATTGATTCTTATGTAGGATTAAAAGAAAATAATGAATATGGAGATATGTATCTTCAACGAACATTAGAGGATTGGGCAAAGTTTAATATAAATAATAGAACAACTCATGATGCTTCAATTAGCTCAGGACTTGCAATAATGGCTTGTAATAAAAATAAATATAGACCAGTTGCAGATTTTATACGTCAAAGTTATGACTTAGGTATAAAAAAATACGACAACAACGGTCAATTATCAAAAATTATAGATTAAATGAAAAATAAACTAAGGATGTTTACCAACGGTGGTGGACCATTTCCTAGCCAAGTGGTTAGTGATGCTGAAAAAGCTAGTTTGGAATATGGCCAACAAGTTGCTCAAGCTATCGAATATGAGTGGTTTTCCCAAGGTAGAGCTAATGGTAACCGGTATTTAACTACTTGGAATAACTATAACAGACTTAGATTATATGCAAGAGGAGAACAACCTACTCAAAAATATAAAGATGAATTATCTATTAATGGAGATTTATCATATTTAAATTTGGATTGGAAACCTGTTCCAATTATATCTAAATTTGTAGATATTTTAACTAATGGAATATCTTCTAAAGAATATGATATAAATGCTTTTGCACAAGACCCTGAATCTTTAAAAAAGAGAACTGACTATGCTCAAGCAGTGGCAGAAGATATGTTCGCGAGAGAGGTAATGAAGGAAATGGAAGCAAAAATAGGAGCTTCGTTACAAAGAACTAGTATTCCAGAAGAACAATTACCAGCTAGTGAAGATGAATTAGCTTTGCATATGCAATTAAGTTATAAACAAGGAATTGAGATAGCGGAAGAAGAAGCAATTAATCAGGTATTAGATCAAAACAAATGGGATTTAACTAAACGTAGAGTAAATTATGATTTAGTTACATGTGGTATTGGAGCAGTTAAAACAGATTTTAATTTAACTAATGGTGTTACAGTAAAATATGTAGACCCAGCGTATATGGTATATTCTTATACAGAAGATCCAAATTTTGAAGATATATATTATGTAGGAGAAGTAAAAGGTGTTACTATTCCAGAATTAAGAAAGCAATTTCCATTTATTTCAGATGAAGAATTAGAAAAAATACAAAAAACTAAAGGTAATAGAAATTATCTTTATGGAGGCACATATGATGAGAACACTGTTCAAATAATGTATTTTGAATATAAGACATATAGTGATCAAGTTTTTAAAATTAAATATACTGATAATGGTTTAGAAAAAGCATTAGAAAAACCTGATACTTTTAATCCCCCAGTTAATGATAATTTTGAAAGAGTGGGTAGAAGTATAGAGGTTTTATACACTGGAGCTAAAGTTCTAGGAACTGACATGTTACTCGAATGGAAATTAGCAGAGAATATGAGTAGACCTACAGCTGATACAACTAAGGTAGAAATGAACTATGCTATTTGTGCTCCGAGAATGTATAAAGGTAGAATTGAATCTATAGTAAGTAGAATAACAGGATTTGCTGATATGATTCAAATAACTCATTTAAAACTACAACAAGTATTAGCTAGAATGGTTCCTGATGGAGTATTCTTAGATATGGATGGTTTAGGTGAAGTTGATTTAGGTAATGGTACTAATTATAATCCAGCAGAGGCATTGAATATGTATTTCCAAACTGGTTCTGTAGTAGGTAGATCATTAACTCAAGATGGAGATCCTAATCGTGGAAAAATACCCGTACAAGAATTAACCTCGTCTGCTGGACAAGCTAAAATTCAAGCACTTATATCTACATATAATTATTATTTACAAATGATTAGAGATGTAACCGGATTAACCGAAGCAAGAGATGGTAGTTTACCTGATCGTGATACTTTAGTAGGATTACAAAAAATTGCAGCAGAACAATCTAACATTGCAACTAAACATATTAATAATGCTAGTTTATACTTAACATTAAGAGTGTGTGAAAATATTTCTAAAAAAATAGCAGATTTATTAGATTATCCACTTACGGAAAATTCATTACGTCAAAGTATTTCTATGTTTAATGTAGAAACATTAAGGGAATTAACAAATGTCAACCTACATGATTTTGGTATATTTTTAGATTTAGAACCAGATGAAGAAGAACAAGCAAGTTTAGAAAATAATATCCAAATAGCTTTAGGAGCAGGAGGAATTGATTTGGAAGATGCTATTGATATTAGAAATATACGTAATATTAAATTAGCTAATCAAATGCTAAAAGTAAAACGTAGAAAGAAACAAGAAAGAGAACACGCAAATCAATTACAACAAATTGAAGCAAATGCGAAAGCGCAAGCTGAAGCAGCTCAAAAAGCAGCGGAAGTAGAAGTGCAAAAACAGAATGCTTTAGCAGAAAGAGAATTACAAATAGAGCAAGGTAAATCTCAATTTGAAATTAAAAGAATGCAAGTAGAAGCTGATATTAAAAGACAATTAATGTCAGAAGAATTTAACTATCAAGTTCAATTAGAACAAATGAAAATGTCCGCAGAGAAAAATAAAGAAAAAGACATTGAAGATAGAAAAGATAAAAGAGTAAAAATTCAAGGTACACAACAAAGTGAAATGATAGAGCAAAGAAATACTAAATCATTACCTATAGATTTTGAACAAC